TGGACTTAGCCCACTTTACGAAGTCTTTTACTTTCATCTTTACGCTCCCTTCGTTTCTTGGCTTTCCACTCAGCGATTTCTTTTCGCTTGATTACCTTCAATTTTTTTCTCTGTTTCGCTTTTCTATTTGGCATAATACTTAATTAATTTATCGACCTCATCCATCGATGATTTAACGTGTTCTTTTGATTGCCTCTCAAGGTCTTCATCATATATCTTATCAATACATCTGTTGCACATTCTCTCGCTTAAGTCTCCATCGGTATAATCGTAAAGATCATCACATTCAATGCACGTATACTCCATTTTAATCTCACCTTTCTTTTCTTTGATTTGGTGGAACTATGTATTTTTTCTTTTTCATATCCCAATCTGGATAATGTCCAGTGGATGACCTGCGTATATCTGGGTCACGTCGTTCATCTTTACTTCCGTGTGGGACAAAAACCTCTTCTGTACCCAAGCATTTGTAACAGCTTCTTTCATCGGCATCACCCGAAACGTCTTGTATGTACGATTCCCCGCATTCTATGCACGTAAATTCCATTTTAATCTCCTAAGTTTTTATGGGGAATGCCAACCACGACATTACACTTCATATACAACCTGATTCGTTCTCTATAACCACGTTATTGAGTATTATCCCCATAATTTTAATAATATCCACAACGGTAAGCTAATTATAACAAGGATTACCTGCATTAGCCACATAATTCCAATTATTTTAAGTGTTTTTACCATACACTCTCTCTCTTCTAACCTTTTTTTCTTTCAATGGACATTTTTTCATAAACTCTATACGGTTTTCACCCGTTTTGAACCCACAATATATCCCTGATGCGAATGGACATATTTTGCTCTTTAAGGTGCAATATCCAAACACATCTCATCCATACATGGCTCACATATATAAACATCACCGCAATGGGTACACTCACCTTCGATGTCGAGACTTACCAAATCATTGACAATATCGCTTATTTCTGCCATCTTTTCTATTAGTTCCGATTTTGTCAGGGGGGTTAATTCCATTTCAGTATGTCCCCAGATTGACGTAAGACCATTTCTAAATTTATTTTTCATAACATTCTCCCAAGTAAATCTTCAACATCACTGTCTTTGTACTTCATAATCAAATTCTTTCTCCCTTTTAAATCATCATACCATTCCTGTCCACGCTTCTCTATTGCCCATTCCACAAATTCAGCGGGTGTTTTATGGGCAGAGAACTTGGATGAAAACACATGACATCCAACGCATAGACAAAATCCATTATCTACATCCCACCTTACTGACCTGACTGACCGTGAATAGAAATGATGAGCATTTAAGGGAGATGTTTTATGACACTTCTCACACATCCCGTATTCACGGACTTTGCTACTCCACGCTGAGTCGAGTTTCTTAGTCAGGTTTTTCTTCAAAAGGGGAGTTCTTCTTTCTTCTCAGGTGTTTGCTTGCCATCAAGAACATTCAGTAGACCTTCCATACGATCTTTAGCTTCACCGTAGTTAAATTCCTCTTCCATAGCCGAACAAACCCCCATAGATTGCACGGCAAGTTTCAGACATACCTGACGATGTATATCTTTAGTCCTGTCGTCTACGGTTGTAGGTTTATAAGAACCACTTACGCTTGGTGGTGGTGGTGTATTTCTAATTGGTGTACCTTCTTCTGGTACGACATTCCAACCAAACTTACCCGCCTCATATTCTTCTTTTCGGATATTGATAGAATCACCCTTAGTAAAGTTTCGCAACTTTTCATGTAGGGCATCCGTAGCAAATAATCCAGTCTCCTCACCGCCATGCTCAAAGGCATACAGGTGATACATCCCGTAACTATTTGTTCCTTCGATTGGTGTATCGTAAAGAAATTTAACCACATTATCCGTATTGGCTTTTATTTTTAAGGTGTTTCTTTCCATTTATTCTCCTGTTACTTGTTTAATCAATTCTGGTGTAATAAGGTTTTTAGAAGAATCCTTATCTTCCATTGCGAACCCGCTAAGATAGGCATCCCTATTTTTATACTTATTTAAATAATACTTGATCCCATCAAACGCATCCTTATACTCATTCCTCGGAAAAGACATAGAGCCTTCCGAATACTCATCGAATCCATCCCACGATATTGTGAACCAGTATATCATTTTTTCTCAACCTTACAAGAATGCCTCTCGAGAAATTTGAATATATACTCTTTTATCCCTTCAATTTCTTCTTTGGTCATGTCCTCTGGGAACTCTATGTTAAATGATTCTTTTTCCATAGTCTATATTACCTCATATTTCTTTAATTACCAAGGGTTATCTTGGTAGGGGTCTCATTAGTTTTCTTCTGCCCTGTATTGATAATTCGCTCTCCAGTTTCCTCGATAAAGAACCACAGTCATCACATCGATAAGACTCATACTTGTTAGCCGTTGTCGTATAATAACCACCATTGGGATGTACGTTTTCACTACCACAGGCAGGACATACTTCATCATCCATATAGACCCCGACATTAGGATGTGACTTAATCCACGGTCTTAACTCAACATATACCTCTTCGAGTAACCTAACATCCTCTTCATTGTACTCCAGCATATCATGCAGGGCTTGTTTATCTCCCGCCAGACAGTCAGTCCACAGTTGGAAGTTGGTACTTATTTTACCCTTGTTGGTCATAATCTTACCTAAATAATCCAATTTATTTGATGAAAAGGCAAAGTTACGCTTGGCTACCTTTAAAGTGTCTATTGATTGATACGGTGAGGGGGGCAGGTATCCGTTCATAATAAATCTCGTATTGAGTTTCTTCAAATCAAACCTATCTCCATTGTGGGCAATCACCACATTAGCTTGGTTGATTAAATCCCAAACGCCACCAATAACTCTACTGTCACTCCGTGCGATTGCTTCTTTAGGTGTCTGGATGTCAGACATAACCTCAGAATCAAACAACCACTTGGCAGACCAACTCAGAACATTCCAGTCTTTTATAACATTCATAGGTTGGATATACTTATTACCAACCAGACCCCAGACATATACTTCCATAGGTGTAGTCTCTATGTCAAACAAGAGAATCTTAACACCTTCAGGTGCAGTATAGGTAGACTCCCAAATACCACACTCAACACATCTTGTTCTTTGTCTGCCGTCTCTTACTCCACGCTTATGTACTTTACTGTGTCTGCAATTCATATTAACTCCGCTTGTAACCATTTGTTTAATGACTTTTCCCATTCACCAAAAGTAACATCACCCTTCTCGTATCGTAACCACACCTTATCAAAATCCCCCTGTAACCTTTTTGCCATTCTCCTCATTCTATAATCAGAAGAAGGCTTACTTGGTATTTTCTCCATTGCTTTAAAATAATGCTTTCTCGTCTTGTTTGAAATACTCTCCATATTTTCCATTCCTTATGTTGTAACTTAATTTCCCTATCCCCGTGTATCCGTTTTTATACTGGAAACGAATCTTCTGGACATGAATCCCGACATAATCCTCATCTTCATCCTTATGGCGATGCACTGTTATGCAGTTATCTGCCTTATTATAAAAATTGGCACTTCCAGAAATATCGTAAGGTGTTGGGACAACCACCTTCCTATTATTATCACTCTCCATCTTTCTTGGGTGTGCCACTACCCATATATGAATCTCATGTATTTTTGCGAATGTATTGAGACTCGCAAGAACCCGAGAAACATAATTAGTCTCATTCTCTGAGTCTCTAAATTTATGCTCAACCGTATTCCAAGGATCAATTATAAGTCCATTGAGACCATATCGGAAATTTAATATCCTTGCCTGATCTAATATGCTCTCTATGGTAACAGAATCTTCTTGAGTCCCGATGAACTTAATGTGATCGTTTAATATACCCATAGCGTTACGTGCCGTCTCTTCATCTATTCTCTCGTCTCCCCAGAACGCTTGTCCTGTAAACTTTCCAATCAATTTCAAAAGATGATGTTTTACTGGAAAATTTTCTGCCGAGAATATACCGAACTTCCAACCATAATCTTGAATCATGTTAACCATCAGGGCATCTATCCATTCACTCTTACCCATGTTAGGAACTCCCGTAACAACAGTTACTTCAGAAGGTGATACCCTATAACACTCATCTAATCCAGACCATCCTGTGGAAAGACCCTTAGAGTCTGGCTTGTTTAATAAATCAATAGCATCCTCGAGGACATCACTAACAAGAACAACCCCATCTATTGGATAAGGGTGTGCATCTGTTATAATTTCGGTGATCTTATCCTCACCATACTTAACAAGAACTTCATTCATATCCTTGCAATCAGTTGGGTATGTTACCCGATAGCATTTCTCTCTACCTATCCTACGAGATAACTCATCTCGCATGGCATGACCAGCGGGGTCGTCATCCATAGCCAGTATGACAGTATTTGCCCCCATAAGGTGTTCTTCTGCTGATAGTAGGTACGAGAATTTCCTATCGCTCGGATTGGAATTTGGTGCTATTGCCCCATCAGGAACACTAACTACGTTATTATAACCCGCCTGAACTAAACTTAGGGCATCCATTTCCCCCTCTGTTATTATAACGGCTTCCATCCCGACCATGTGGTCAAACCGATAGAAGCATTTCTCAGCATCCTTAGATTGTCGATATTGCTTATCCGAAGTCCTGCTCTTTACATTTACAACCTCACCCCCCTTATAAAAGGGGAATTGAATCCATCGGTCTTTATAACCAATACCCGCATCACCAACTACTGCCTCAGATATACCTCTATCCTCAAACCATTTTATAACCTCTTTAGGTAAATCAGTCAAAGGTTCTTCTGGCTTTATGATCGGTCTATCAACGGGCGTACTCGTTTTATTTATACTTCCCTTCCACCCACAATGGTGGCATTGATAAACCCCCTCATCTATGTTCACACTAAGGCAAGGGTCTGAACCTTTCTTGCGTTGATGTGAACATTTAGGACATTGGGTTTTCTCCTGCCCAGAAGAATGTCTTAGGTTAATCCCTAATTCATCGAAGGTCATAGACACTCAATACAGGTTTCACTTATTAAAGGCATTCTTACAAACGCAACACTATCTATATAATAAAATCCATCAAGGTCTGTACCCCACGGCTTGTTGCACTTATCACATCTCCTCGGTTGGCTTTTACATCTCTTCTTATCAAACCAACCTTTTCGGGTCGAAACAATCTTATCTGCCTTGAAGTCAAACCATTCTTCGTCGAAGTAATGGACAAGGGTTTCAAGTCCACACAAATACTTCTTTAGATAATGACGATTATCCGATTTAACTACACCACTACTCGGTGAAGCTAATCCTTTCCTTACCATGTCTCTGATTTCGGGGTTTTTTAGACCCCCCCATTGTGTATTCATTTTATTCTCCTTTAGAATATGCTAATATCTATTTCAGTATCTTCATATATACCCTTACTGCACGGAT